TATGCACTGAAAACCAATGAGGAGTTTGGCGTCTGGGGCGGACTAACGGCTTACGAGAGGCGGAAGCTCAAAAAGGGCGGGAAAATCACAGTGGCTAAAGCTACTCGTGCAGGACGAACATACGACTGGAGACGGGGAGATGTTCAGACCGCGATTGTTTACAAGGTGGCCTAACAACAGCGCGTGGCCGTTGTCGCACCTGTAGGTGACATACCTATAAAAGTTATTTGACAAGTTTTTGAAATTTGTATAAGTTTATTATTGCTAACAAACCCAATCCGTAGCTAGGTATCGAATCCTTTTGTTAGCCTTAGAAAAAAGAGCTGGGGCGGGGAAGGTAGCAACTGCCTGGGATAAAACCTCTGATGAAAGTCAGGGGTTTTTTCTTTTAGTCCTTTTTGAAAGCAACTGAAGTCAGGATAGACAGCAGGCCAGCACCTAGCGACACCGATGCCAGGCTAACCCAGTCAATTGCGAATAGTCCGATTGAGCCAGTTCCGAGAACGGCGATTGCGGACTGAGCTACTGTCTTGATGGCGCGCTCGCCAGCATAGCTCCAGAATTCCAAACTAAAAATCTTCATTGTCCCTTTTCCTTGTCTTTACATCTTCGTATGTAGCAAATGCAGTATAAGCGGTCAGAATGATGCTTATCAAGGCGACACCGCCGATTATTAGTTCCCTGCTGACCGAACTGTCGGAAGCGTAGGTAGCTGCACCAAACAGAATCATCAGGGCAGATAGAGCAAAGCTCATGTAGATCAGCCTGCGGCGGTGCTTCCAGCTAGGCATCGAGACGCTCGTCAATGAACTTCTCAGGGTCAAAGACAGTGCCGAATGTTACCGATGTGACCCTTGGGCCAATTGTGAGATGAAGATGAGCGCCCTTGGAAGCTGACCCCGTGTTGCCTACTTTGCCAACTGTCTGGCTTTGAGTAATGACAGTTCCTGGTTTTAGTTTTGGCTGCTCCTGCAAGTGGCAATAGCCAATGTAAACAACTTTGTCATTGACCGAATCCCAAGCAGTCTGCACCAGCACCCAACCTAGAATGCTTGACCACTTGACCACCTGCACAGTTCCACCACTGACAGCGGGAATGCGTGTGCCTTCCTTTGGTGCGTAGTCCAGTCCACGGTGCGGAATGACACGGCCCTTGATTGCACCGAATCGGGAAGTAATTGTCTTTTTAGAGAATGGGTGTCTCATCGTAGTAATGCCCAGAGAGCCGCAATGAAGCCTGTGACACCAGATCCGAGTGCAGTAAAGACGAGCTTCTCGATCCACTCCATGCGAGCGAGTTTCTGCTCTACTCGATTCATGCGGGCAGGCAAGTCTTTGAGATTCTTGATATCGGCAACCAGCTCAATCTGCACCGATTGAACCTCGATGAGTTTTTCGTAGATGTCTCGTTGCGTTATGCGAACGCCGTTTGTTTCCTCAGCCATGACTAGCCTAGAAGTGCGGTTATCTCGGCCTCTGATAGACCTAGTGCTTCGAGCTTTGCCTTTGCACTTTCTTTGTTTGCCTGTTTCTGAGCCTCGGCAGCTTCCCTCTCAGCCTGTTCGATAGCGGCTTGTGCGGCTTGTGCCTCACGCTCAGCTATCTCAGCATCGGTTAGGGGAATAATCTGCACCTTGTCAGGGTGGCCTTCGGGAAGGCTGCAATCTACAACTAGGCGTGTTGGTCTGTCTGTCATGTTTTTATTCTACCTGTTCTTTAGCTAACGACTACTCCACCGCTTGAACCCTTGGTAATGCCGTAGAGGGTTGCGGAGCTGTATTGGAGGAAGTTGTTTCCATTTATATCAAGAATTTTTATAGAAGAAATTACGCTAGTATTTCCAAATCTTCCTCCAGATATTTGAGTATCCCACTCAGTTCCAGGAACTATGGCATTTACAGAATCACTAGTAAGGGGCTTGGCATAGCTCGAAGCGTAATTTGGGATATAAATAGTAGTGCTTGCAAAACTATTCGCCGTTGCATCTTGACCCGATGAATAACCCACCTGTAAAGAAGTTGAGTCACCTGAACTCTGATTCGAAGAAACCCCGTATCCGCTTGCTTTTAGAAGCCTATGCCTATAATTTGAACCAGCAGTTGCTCCGTTGAATTGCAAGTAAATAACAGAAGCTTCTCTTGTAGCTCTATTTGTTCGCATAGAAAGATATAAAACTAAATCGGAATATGTATTTGCAATTCCAGTAAATTCTATGTTGGCTTGACTTCCTGTTAGCTCGGTAAAAGCAATTCTTGTCCATGCACTCAAGATAATCTCCTAGCTTGCTATCCCATATAGAGAAAATGCCGAACCGATATTAAATGAACCCGAAGCATCTTGTCCGATTGTTATGGATGTAATTGCATTTGTATTTGCCCAACGAAAAGCTGCAGCGGCAGTTTCATTTGAGGCATCGTCAAATCTTGTTATTACTGCTTTGTGCCTATCGGTAGAATTACTATCTATAAATTGAGCTATTAGAACATGCCTAGCGTTTGGAGTGCCTGTTCCAGGTCGCATGCGATCCACACTAGTATTCGCTACTGAAGTTCCTGAACTAGAACCAGTTCCATACATTATGACTCGGTTATAGTTTGTTCCACTATCTCCATTTAGCCTAATAAAAGCCGTTTCAGTAGTTGTTGGGTTATATTCCATAACCAAAACTAAATCTCTATAACCAGTTGTAGGGATATTTGTAAATTCAACTAGGCTGTCAGTTGAACCGCTTACTGTGTAGTTAGCTAAAGCTATCCAAGTTGCTGTGGGCATTAGGGATTCACGCTCCTAATTCCATATAGGGAAAATCTAGAGCTTGCTCTAATGCTTGTTCCATTACCGGGTATGCCAAATCTAATAGAAGTTAGTGCGGCTGTATTTCTCCAAAGACCCGAAGATAGGGTTATATACTGCGTTGAATTTCCACTGCCACCTAAACCTCTGGCGGTTTTGAATTTAGTAGTCTCAAATGCATCAAGTAACTCAACAACCAAAGCCGTAAATTGTGTTGAAGATGCTGGTGCTACGGCTGTATAAATCTGACTTTGTTGAGTTGTATTGTCATTTATGGAAGCCGCAACAACAGAAGTTCCATTACCATATAAGCCAAAAGATGCATAGTTAGCATTGGAATCTCCATTCATTCGCAAAGTCATATAATCGCTATAATCTACAAAGCTTACAGAAGCTCTAATTTGCAAATGTTGGTAAGTCGAACCATAATTCGTATTTAAGTTCGAAAAAGTAACATCAGCCTGATTGCTACCCAATACTTGAGTCTCTAATAATTCATAAACACCAGGGCCGCTCGGAGCTGCCCCTGCTCCCGCAACAGCAAGAACTCCTAAAGGAATAGGCATTATGCAGTTATCTTTCCAACTACTCGGTAGGTATTAGCTGCAACCTTTTGAACAGTTGCGGCATTGTAGGTCTGGTCAATCTTGAAGGTGACTGCTGTTCCCGCTGTTCCTGCACCTGCCCAGTCGGTTACGCCTGTTCCTGCGGCAATGGTTACAGTTCCGCCAGCGTTACGCCAGACTGTGATTGTGTCCCATGTTTGTAGAACGTCTGGAACAGTAACAGTGACGGCGGCAGTTCCCGAAACATAAATAGTGCCGTTTTCCAGTGCTGAAGTAGCTGTCATAGAAGCAGTGATGGATGTTCCACCGAATGCAATAGAAGAACCAGCAACAGATGTTACTGAGGCTGGATAAACCTGTTGCCAGGTCGAACCGTCATAGACGGTGATTGTGTTGGAATCCGTCTGATAGGTGACCATGCCCTCAGCGGCAGTGCCTATGGCGGAGCCACGAGCGGCGGTGCCACCGAAGACCATGACGGACTGCTCCATCAGATAGCCGTTGACATTAGCGGCGGTTAGAACTTCGCCTGCTGTGAATACTTTATAGCCAAGACCTGCCATGATTTCCTTACCAGCTCAAACTGTATGAATCTAGTTTACCGAATTCGGCATCATCCAATACTAGATAAGCATACTCTACCGACTGGAAGCCGAATTCTACGAAATGACGGTCTGTTCGGACCGTGTGATTTATCGAAATAACCTGCACGAAGCGTGAGATTTGTGAGCCTATTCCGTTGGGGGTAAAGTCCACCCTACAAATCGAGCCTAAATCTACGCTAAGGACATCTTCTTGTTCTGCTGGGTCTAGCTTGTGTAGGGCGACTTCCAGGCTGCTGAATCTGTATTCTGGTTGTGAGTATTGTTGGGCAAGAACTAAGGATAGTTCTACAACGTCGGCATCAGTAGCCAATAAAACCTCTGGGGCCTCTAATACCCTCAGACCGTAATCTGTAACACTTTGTGGGTCTGTTGCCTGAGCCGTTCCCCCGCCAGCCCTAGAAATAATGACCCGATTGTAAAGATTGTCAGAACCATAGCTAACACCCAAGCTTTGAAATGGGATAGAGGTTCCACCGAATGTTACAAAGTTTTCTGATGACGGAGTTTGTGTTCTATCAACAAAGGTCAGGCTACCGTTTTTATCAATAAAAATTAGACCAGGTTCTGATGCAGCAACTTGCTGTAAATAACTAAAAGCATTTTCATTGGCTTCAATTGGAAAATTGCTTAGATTAGCTTGTCCTGTATCTATAGACCTAGCTTGGTCGGACCAATCAATCTGATCAAGAATGGCAGATACCCTTGCTCCTGTTTTTTGGGCTATAGGAGTTCCAGCAGTTAAAACCTGATTAGAAATAATGCTTGTTGCATCATAAGCAATGGCCTCAGCAATCGAATCTCCATTAGGTAAGTAGCTAAATGCCCAGTCATCTATCCAGCCAGTATATTGCACTTCATCTACGGTAGATACCCTGATTTCACGTCTAGGCACAATGTTGCCCGCAAATGGAGATTGATCATACAGTGGATCAAAAGCCCTGTCATGGTTGTTGAATTCCACATTGAGCTGACCAGCAGGGAAGTTGGCGAAAAGGGAGGACTTACCTCTAGAAATAGAGAAGTTTCTTACCCTTTCGGTTACATCAATAAACTGTAGCGTTATTCCGCCAAGTTTATATTCAGTATTGTCTAAAACACCCTTTATTGAATCATCAAGAGTAAAAAGAATTGCACCAGAAGGGCTTATTTCAAAACCAACTTCTACTTTTTCAACTGGCATTGACATTACAGCACCTGAGCTAGTAATCCACCGCCACCGCCACCATTAGCCCTGGTGAACGATTCCAGCTTGTTGATAATTTCTTCTCCAGCCTTAGCGCCACTGGCACGGCTATCCGCAAAGACCTCAAGAGTAATGTTGTAAACAGCCTGTCCGCCACCTCTAATGGCGGCTTCTCTTAGGTCTAGAACCGACATTCCGCGGCTAATGCCTGATACATCAACTGGCCTGAACTCAGTCAGGTCTTTCAAAAGGCTCTCATAAATTGCTATGATATCGCGGGTCCTGGAAAGCTCGGCCAGGTTTTTAGTCATGCCCTTCCACTCATTAGCTTTTTGTAGTAGCCCTACGATTTTTTGAATTGATGCTGTATCAAGCTGCTGAATTTCTGGAACTGCCGCTACGGCTTTTTCCATTTCTTTTCTTGCATCAGCCACTGGAACATCTACTGCAATTGATAGCCTGGATTCAAACTCGCGGCTAAATGCCTCTGCCATTGATCTAGCAAGTGCAAGCAGTCTTTCCTGCTCAGACTTGATGCCTTCTAGCAAGCCATAGGTCATGTCCTTGCCAGCTTCATACATGGTCATGCCGACATCCATGCCCAGCTCAGCACCAAGCTTGTTTAGCTCGTCAAAGATTGTGTTTAGTTCATTGACTGCTGCCTGACCGCCATCAACGATTCCCTGAGCAGTCTCGCCACCAGCCTCAGCACCAGCCTGGACAAGTTGGTTGAACAGCATTGGGTCAAGGCCAAGAGCCTTTAGGCGGCGCAGGTTTTCAGCGAAGTCACGGGACTTGGCAGCCATGTCACGGAAGCCCTGGAGCAGTCCTTCGGTCTTATTCTGAACAACCTGAATTGGTTCTTCATAGCTGCGGGTTACTGTGACTTCAAACTCGCGCAGAGAGCGTCCTAGAGCAATTACACCCTTTTGAACCTCGGTAATTGTGCGTTTCTCTGTCTCGCCCTTCAGCTTATTGAATAGCGTGGTGAGCTGAAGCGCGCCAGTTAATGTTCTCTGGTATTCACCAATTAGCGTCTCAGATAGGCTGAGCTTCTTGGCCATTGCATCGCGTTGTTTGGCGATGTTTATTAGAGCTGCTTCTTCAGCAGCTACAAAGGCGCTGATGTTGTCAAAGTCAGAACGGTAAATTAGATCTTGTCTAAACGCAGACTTTAGTTCGCTACGAATGCGCTCGACTGAACTGACAACTGCTTGCTCAAAACGACCAAGCTCTGCTTCAATGTTTGGAAGAATTTCTATAGAAGCAAAGTCAGCAATTGTTTCTTTATAGTTTTCAGCAGCCTCCTCAATGCGCTCAAAATCTGCCTTAGCCTTATCTGCAAGTTGCTGTTGAGCCTTGATGTAATCATTGGCGCCCTGAATAGCTTTCTCATAAAGTTTGTCAAAGGCTTCTTGGGTTACTTTAGCTGCGTCTGCAAGTTCCTGAATGCCGTCAGCGGTTTTATTGAACTGTTGTTGGAGTCTCGCTAGACCAGCAGGACCCATAGCCACAATGCGCTTATATGTGCCCTCCCAGTTGTCTGTTCCAAGAATTGCTTGAATAAGCCCTTCGCTGGCTTTCATGGACTTTAGTTTGCTTGCGGCAGTTTGCTTTGCTACTTCCTCATTCAATCCCTCAAAGAAACTCTTGCCTGTCTTTTTTCCAGTATCTTTAGGATCTGTTGCAGCAAAAAGTTCATTTAGTCGCTTTTCTAGAGCAGCTTTTTCTCCAAGCAAAGTTGTTACAGCTACGGCATTGCCTATCTTGGCTACATCTATTGCAGCTAATTTGGCATAAGTAGAAATGACCTCAAAAATTTCTTTCCAGTTTGGTCTGGTTAGAGCTTCTTCAATAAAAGCAGCGCTGAGGCCAAGCTCCTCCATTTTTGTCTTGGCTTTGCTCTTTTCAATCTCATCATCTATTCGCTGGAATACACCAGCAAGTCCAGTCAGTTTGCCTTCTGCATTCGTAGAACCAGTGGCAATGCCCTTTAGTGCAGATTCAAACTTATTTGCCTCTTTAGCAGCATCTCTAGCAGCATAAGCAGATGCCCTAGCAGCAACAGAAGCTTGTTTAGCAGATCCGTTATAGGAATCAAATTCACCAGCAGCCGCCCTGGCTGCGTTAGTTTGTTGATCTAGGGAATCGCCAAGAAATTCAAATAAAGCACCTAAGCCATAGCCATTATCTAAAAGCCACTTGATTGCATCTAGCAATGGTTTGAAAGGTGATTTTTCTATTTCTGCGCCAAGCCGCCTAAAGCCAAGAGCTATCAAATCTAAATTTGCAGTTAGATTGTCTAGAACGCTATTGATAAATCCGAATATGTCGGCAAGTATGTCTAAGGCTGGATTGACAATTAGGGTAATAATTGGAGCCAAAACAAAGCTTAGTAAATCTATAAGTTGTTCTAGCGGTCCAAGGATTTGCAAAGCTAGTTCGCCAAGCTTGGCAAAAGATGGTCCAACAACAT